GGTTCTCACCAGGGTTCATGCCGCGCTTGTTGGCAGTCGCGTAGAACACGCGCTCGCCTTTTTGTTCGCCGTATTTGTCTTTCATGTTCGACATGACTTCCTGACCGTGGCCTTTATAATATTTCTCAATGGGCATCAGTAGCCGCCTCCAATCCCAATCCCGCGCTCACGCATCAGGCCGCGAATATAGCTCTCCGGATCCTGCGTGCGCGTACGAATTTGGGAGCGAATGTCGTCTTGTACCTCCGGGCGCTGCGAATAGAGCCAATCCCGCGCCTCCGGCGACAACGGCTGTTGCGGCTGTGGCCGTGGCTGATAGCCCTGAAGACGCTGCTTGATCGGCTGCTCCGGCATTAATGTGACTTCACGGGTTCCGGCATGGCCGGCGCGACCACCGCCTTCCGCTTCTCCCCCATCGAGACAGGCGCGACCAACAGGTCCCGCAAAAACTCTTTGACATGTCCCTCCAGCCGGCCGTCGACCGTACGCACGTAGAGCGTGCCCTTGGCCGACTTCATCACCGTATCGCCCACATGCGCGCGCAGCGCATAGCCCTCGACAGCCGACACCAGCGTGACGGGATTGGGCGGCACCGCCGCAATGTGGATGATGAGCACGTTGGGGATTGCATCGTTTTGTGGGCGTACTTCGCTGCGCCCGTCCGTAAAGGTGGCCATGGCGTCCGCGTTCTTTCCGTCCCAGGTCAGTTCTTGAAACGTGTTCATTGCGCCCTCCTTGGTTGCTTCTTCTTCCAGCTCAGTAGCTTGGCTTTGATCGGATTCGTGTACGCCGTCTTCAGAACCGGCGCGTAGTCGGTGGTCGTCATGGCACCACGTCATAGGCCGCCGCAAGCTGCGCCGGCGTCACCACCAACAGCGTTCCATCGGCCTTCTTTATCAGGGTGTCGCCCACCTGGAGCAGGAGTACCTCCTCCGGCGACACGTCGACCTGGGCCACCAAGGGCGAGCCGTCGATCTGCCGCACGCTGCTGCGTGAGTCGGTAAACACGGCCAGATCGTCGGCATTCGATCCGGTCCAGGTCACTCCCGTATAGGGATCGGCCTTCGCGGTATAGTTGTCTGGAGCTGCCATATCTATCCTCCCGTCAGCGCCGGATTCGGCACATGCCCCCCGCGCCGGGTCGCCGCAATGTTGGGTTCCACGCCGCCAGCCGGGCCGGGCTGCTCACCGGCACTGCCCTGGGGCGGTTCGTCCTGGGTCTTCTTGCGGCCGTGCGGCGGTTGGCCGCGACCCGGAGGGCCACCGTTCGTCGGCGGGCCTCCGGGCCCGGATCCCGCCATCGCCAATTGCTGTTGCGCTTGCTGCATCACCATCTGGGCGTGCATCGCCAAGTGCTGAAGCCATTGGGCCTGCCATTGGGGCGGGAGCTTGAGAAAGGCATCAGTCTTCGCGAACTTCGTATGCGACCACAAATGAATCTGATGGTTGTCGATCTGGGGACGGAACCGGATGGAGCTCTGAAGAATCTGCGCCTGATCCGGCGGGACGGCGGGAGGCCCCGGCATCGGGCCGCTCGGCGTCATCATCGCCTGGGGTTGTGGGACGCCCTCCTGAGGATGCGCGTTCGCCACCAACAGAAAGCCTTCTTCTTCGCGCGCCGCGTCCTTCGTGTCCCAATCCGATTGTCGATCGAACTTCGACAGGCCGCGCGCACGCAGCACTTCGCTCTTATTGTGCGGATCGCTGATATCAATCAATCCTTGCTGCACCGATTGGTCAATCATCGCGTTTTCGCCGAGCGAGGAGTGCGGCGTCGAGGAGCCGGCCTCGACCTGCATTTCAAAGCCGCTCATATCGTGTTCCTTAAACTTGGTGGCCTCCCAGAGCCCATGCTTGCCGAGAATCGTTTCGATCTGTTCGACCGGCATGTTGTCCCGCGCCATACACGTCACTTGGGTGGCCCACTGGATGTGGCCGTTCTCCCACCGCTGAAAGAGCGGGCCCCATCGCGACTGCCCGCGCTCAATCAACAGTTGCAGCGCATACCCGGCCGTGATCCCCGTGGGCGCCTGGCCCTTGAGCACGTCGAACACGCTGGCGAGTTCTTCAAAGTCCGTGTCGATTTGCTTGAGCCACTGCATCACGCTGGTGGGGACGTTCTCCCCCGGCAGGCGCTTGGGCTCCGCCGTCGAGTTCGGCAGCAGCTGCATCACCTTCAGCACGGCGCCCGGCTGTCCCGAAAAGCCTTCGACATTGGTGCCGTAGGGGACGATCCAAACGGGATTCGCCATCCGCATCGTAATGAGCTGAATGAGGGATTCGAGCTCGTTGCGCTGTTTTTGCTTGGGGGCCAGATCGTTGGCCACGCTCTTGCCGAGCGCCGAGCCGGGCATGGGATCCATGATGAAGTGCGCGGCCGGCAAAAACGGCTTCCCCTGCAAATCCCGACACGGCAGTTTTTCCTTTTCCAACAGGACGCCGCCGGCCGTCACGCAGTAGAGCCCATCCGGAAAGTCGTCATCCGGGAGGCGCACGTACCATTTTTCGATCGCGCCGAGCTTGCGCATCGCGTGCGTCGTGGTGATGCCGAGCGATTGCCCGGAGGCGGCATAGGCAAGCGTCGAACTGTAAAACTCACTAAGCGTGTAGGAGCCCCCCGCTTCGACCTTCTTTCCTTTGTTCCCATAGCGGTCCGGGAAATACGTGAGGGGGCGGCTTTTCTCCCGCAAGAGATCGTGCTGATCGTGCCATTGGGACACGCCGTAGTCGAAGAACATTTCGAACGGGGAGGAGATTTCGGTGCGGATCTCGCCGGTCTTAAACGTCTCCTCTTTCGGCGTGCCCTGATCGGTCATGGCATAGCTCATATTCGACGATTCGCACTGCGGGCACTGCCCGGCTTCGAACGACGACGGGAGCGCAATGTGATTGCAGGTATCGCATTGATAATAGGGGACGGTGAGCTTTGAACCGTTCGACGGATCGTAGACGTTCACGAGAAAGGCGTTGCCCGTGTAGACGAGCCAGGTCGCCAGTTCCTGGCGCCATTCGTTGAAGTGGGTGAGGAGCTTGGCGCGGTCCACAAATCGCGTAGCCGCTTCGGCAGCCGCCTTCTGATCCTCGTCGGAGGTGTCGCCGGCGGTCCACTGCATCGTGGGCTCCACCCGTAACACCAGAGCAACCAGCGCATCCAATGTACTTGCAAAGCGATTCGTAACGGGGGTCGGGATCCACGGCTTAAGGCGCTTAAACCGAAACTGGCGAGACACTTCATCATAGATAATCCACTGAATGCCCTGCTTGTAGAGCAGATTGCGATACCAGTCCCGCTCGTGGGCATAGCGCAGGTATTTGACCCGCTCTTCGGCCTCCTCGACTTTGGCGATAACGTCCGCGTCCGTCACAATAAAAAAGGGCCAGTCCCATGTCGGAACTGGCCCTAGCTCATGCTCCTTAATCCTTTGGCGGGGGCGCTACACGATCACTCCCGCATCATCTATGCGAGCATCATTGTCTCCTATAAACGTCACAAAACGCCGGCAGCGCGGACACTTCATCTGAAATTCGATCACGCGGCCGATGCCCAACAACCGCCCGCAGGGGCATCGTTTGATCAGGCTACTACGCCTTGTGGGGTCTTGTGTCAAGAAAATTCAAAAAATAAAAGGGGGGCATCACGCAGTTAGGGTACCCGTCCCACGGCACTTATACGGATGCACGAGTGATTGGCTCACTCTGGCTTGCCCCCCTTGGTCGCCGCCGAAGCGATGCGACCTTTTTTACAACTCGATCAGTTTTTCTTTTGGGTTGCGGGCCTGGTCCTGAAAGATCGCTTGCGCGTCTTCCATGAGCCGGTCCTGGTACTCCATCGCCGATCGGGCCTCCTCCGGCGTCACCGCCTTTTGCGTCACGATCACCGGCTTGTCCTCCATCATTAGGTAGCCGTTGATCGCGGCCTGTTCGCGCGCCTGGGCGTCGGCTGCTCGCTCCTTCCACCACGCCATCTGTTCCTGGAGCATCAAACAGCGAGGACACGGTTTTTTCCGGAAGAAGTCGAGCACCTTCACAGTAGCATCTCGTCGTACAGGCCGTCCTTTATCTTCTTCTCCGCCGTCTGCTTATTCGTGCGCCAAAGGCTCAGTTTATCCCACGCCGCGTCGTTGTCGACTTCTTCTTCCACCATCGAAAATAGATTGAGCACAAGGTAGCGTAAGCCATCCATGACGTGCTCAAACCAGCCATCCTTTTTGGGATGATTCTTCAGCACGCCCTCTTTATCCTTACCGGTGGCGCCGGTATCTAGCACGTAACCGCCTTCGAACCCTTCAATCAGCTCTTTGTTGCAGGGATCCAGGATCATCCCCGGCTCGCCGTTCTCCATCACCCGCAGTTTTTGCTCCATGATGCCCAAGCCCTCTTCGCGGAAGGAAAACTTAAAATTCAGATGGATCCTGAATTTCTCCAACAGAATTTGTGTGGTCGCGCCCTTGTCCGTTTGCTGATTGCCGGCCGGATCTCCATAGTCCACGATCTTCTTCGCGCCCGGAAAATACATATTCGTCTCGGAGATTACTTGATCGGCGAACGTCCAGATTTTTTTATTCGTCTCCAAGAGCGAGCGTAGGATTCGCACCTGATTCATCGGCCCGAGCTGCGCCCACACGCACGCGGGATGGCCCTGGCCGAAGTCCCATCCGCGCAACAGCGGCAGCTTCTCGTCGAAGAGCACCGGCCGTACATGCACGGCGCGGTTGAAGTTGGGAAAAAACGGCTGATCGGAAGAGACCGTGTAGTCGAGCTCGTACTCGCGCATCCAATCGCGTTCGCGAGCCATCGCTTTTTTGGCCGCAGGGATCCAGACATCGCCCTTGGGTGTGCCCGCACGTTTATCTTCATCCGCCGAGTAGTGAATGACGAGCACTTTCCACCCCTTCGGCGTCGTAAATTTCCACATGCCATGTGCGGGGGACGTCCAATCGTCGGGCACCGTAATCCCCTTGAGCATCCCGCCAGGGAGGCTACTGCGATGGCCGACCGGTGGACTTGGCGCTGCAAACTTTCGGGGAATCTGTTCGTCGTAGATCGCACCAGGCGGATCGCCATCCGTCATGCGGTGGCTGTTATGACAGGTTTTGCATTCGGCTTGCCGGCCGTCGAGCCGATCCTTCGAGACGTAGAAATCGTCGTCGAGATCCTTGGGAATGCCGCAGTTGGTACAGGTTTTCAGCGCCATGACTACCAGATGCCCGTCAGCAGCTTCGACATCAGGGCGCCGTGTTCCGGAGAGCTCACGCCGATGAATTGCCCGCCGCCCACCAAGGATGGCATGCCCGCGCGAATGGCGCGGCGCGCTTCCGGTTGAAAGTCCAGTTCGTCCATGAAGTAGCCGGACATGGTATGCGAGCGCACAATGTCGGGCCCTTGCGGGATGCCCCAGACCTTATTGTCCATCGTGTCGAGTTCGAGGCGGGAGCGATTTTCCCGCACCCCGGTGACGCGCGGCCGGATCGTGCGGATCCACTGCGGGAGAGCCCCGTGGTAAAACCACAGGCGGTCGATGAGCGCGAGCGCATCCTCTTCCCGCTTGCTTTGCACTACCCACAACTGATGTTTATAGATGAGACAGATCGCCAGAATGTACGCCAACACCGTCCAGGTGATGAGCACCTGTCGCGATTTAGGGATAATCGTCGGGATTCCGTCGAATCGGTTTTGCCAGAGCTCGGCAATCACTTCCCGCAGATGGGGTTTGTCGGGGAGGGGATCGACGCGATCGCCTTTGTGCTCGTCGCGCGTGCGAAAGAGGCCGTGCCCGAGAATAAAGTCGGGCATGTCGTGCGCCATCGCCAGTAACGTCGCTTCCGCCTTCTGCCG